CTTTTAGCAATTCATCATTTAATGATAAATTAATTTTAATCGAATCAGTGATTAAAAAAGAGCATGAAGTTTTTCCTCCAAAACAAATAGTCATTGGAGTTGGTTCTGTGTTATTTATACTGACGGCAAAAGACGTGAACGGAGCTAAATCACCGATGTATTTTCCTTGACCTTTCGATAGTGCTATTTTCATTTCTTATTCTCCTTAAGTATTTACAACGACCGTGAAGCCTTTATTCAAAAGGCTTGCACGAGCTGTCTCTGATGCTGATGTCACAGCACCGCATAATCCATCTAGTCTTATTAATTTTGCACCAGTAGGCGCTACACCACTGTCATCTAAATCAATAAGCAGATTATCGACCATGGTTGATGTCATTGAAGAGCAAGTAACCCAAAGTGTCTCATACCTAGTTGTCCAATTGTTTCGTCTGGTAACATAAGTAAAAGTACAATTAGTATTTATGTGTGGACGGAAATAATAACAGTTTACAATTTTCCCAATATCGCCAGTGAGTGCCGTAAGTAAGTTGAGATATATTTCTAGACGCGTTAAGTTAGGTGTGTTATTTATAGAGCCCGTGAATGACGAAAGTAAGTTGTTTGCGATGATTAGATGCGTTAATTTAGGGGTGTTGTCTATCGAACCCGCGAAGCTTGAATTTAAAACGCTATGGAATCTAATTACAGATAAATTAATTAATGGATAATTAATCGCACAATAATTAATGTAGGGGATATTTTCCCCATCTACGATTACATTAGAAACTTCACTTCCAAGACCGCTTAGTTTATCAGCCTTACCGCACACAAGGTAACAGCTCTCGCCAGCTGGCACCTTTACATACAAGCTTCCTAGCGATGTGCCAATAGTACTTTCAATCCCTGCCTCTGTTGTGCCTGCCGAGCTTGTGTAAAACCTTCCATTCCCAGTTATCTTTACAGATTGTTCCTCTAAGCTCTGAAGCCTTATAGTAGCAACGCCCGATCCATCACCGTTTGCTTTTAATGGTATTAAAAATTCATTACGAAGATGTGACTTATATTGCAAAAGAGTATACGAGTCACGCTCGTAATTAGGAGTAGGATTGAACATCCTTTTTTTCGGAATATTTTTATAAAGCCCTAAGTGTCCAAGGTTATACATACAAGTTAACCTCTCGTTATATGAACTCGTACAGGATCGCTTCCTGAATCAACATACACTTCTTTGAACATCCCTTGAACTACTGGTGTTGTTATCTCAACAGTATGCGTATCAGCAGCAGCATAAATATTTGTTGCGTCAGCCGTGACGTTGGCTTTATCTAGCCCTGTTATCGAGTCTAGCCCTGTTATCGGGTAGTCCTTAGAAAGAGCTGCTATTTTTGAATTGTCACCATCGCATAGAATAGCGTCAATAAAAATGCCTTCACCTAGGTCATCTAAAGTGTTTAGCTTTTTGCCTGGTAATATTTTCAAGTATACGTCATTTGAAACCATGTTATTGTCCTCTTTTTGTTAAATATATATAAATCACTTTGTATAAAATTAAATATTAAATGCTTGTTCCGTTTAGTTCCAAGTAGTACGGGTTATCCATCTCATAAGAGAACCTTGCTTCATACCAAGTCTGCCTGAAAGTGGTGTTACCGGAATTGATGTAGCCATATTGCCTCTATTTTTTATAAGTTACTTTGTGTGTCATGGAATACTATATTTGCCATTCCGTATCAGTGATGTCAATTAATTTTAAGTAGCAACCATTTTTGTTATTAGCAATTACTTTGTCTGCTATCGCAAAATTAGTTATATCGCTGACAGCAAGCATATCCCTTATCGGAATGGATGGATCAGCGGCTGTGTACTGAATAGCCCACTCACTAGTGCCGTTAGAACAATTTCCGATGGCGGGCATCCAATAACCTTTACCTTCTTGTAATGTTATTGGAGTACTGAAAGCATATTTGTGCACATAATAATTGCCTATTTTTTCACTAGTTCCGGCATTAGTCAATGTCGGTACGTTAACGCTAGTTATCGAGTTTAAATCTTCATCAAGTATAAATAATGAGAGCAGGGCGGCGTTTTGGCTTGAGTGATAATCCAAAACCCAAACACTCTTAATCGTGATGTCCATTTGCGGAATTACTTTTTGATATAAAATCCCATCGGCGCCAAAAGTTGTGGCCGCTGGCACAAGGTTCCCAACATTTTTCGTATGCCCCAAGGTTATGTTTGTAAGGGCTACAAAAGGAGTAGGGGCAACTGGGTCAACGATTCGCTCGACATTTGAAATGTTAAAAAACAATCGGTCTAAAATTTCTGATCCTTCGGTTAACCCAAATTCGGCGTATACAGTTTGCATAGTCGCTGCGTTAAATTCAGCGTTGACGTTGTCTATTTTATTTGCAAGACGGGGTACTCCATTAAATTGAGTGTCGTAAGAGTTGCCCGCAAATTGAAACGAATTAATATCAGAAATCAAACAAACATAATAAAATTTGTCTGACGATAGCCTAGCCGAACTATTTATATAAGCTAAATTTACATAGTTGTAACCAAGTGCTAAAGACGCATGAAAATCATTTGTATTCGCAACCCATTTCTTTTTTTGATTATAAATATCAATTTCATAAATCGCTAAATATGCTTTTGTACATGCACCTAGTTGCTTAATAAGAAATGATAAAGTAGTCTTTTCAGATAATGGAAAATCCATCGACGGACTAATGATTGTCCAGTAAGAATAGAGCGTCCCTGTGCCTTCCGGCGCTATTGCTTTCTGAATTGACCCAAGCTGTATCGTAAAAATATTATTCGTTTTTACAGTCGCTACTGCATCCGCTATTTCAGCTGATACAGACTCGGGGCTAGGAACAGTCTCCCATGCTATTTGGTTTCCAGTTTTATACATCGGAACTTTGCCGTGGTCTGCCTGCAATGATGGAGCAGGAAGCAAAATGCCATATGTTCTTTCTTCTGATGTTACTTCCGTGTAGTTTGCGTCGGTACCAACATTTCTAACAAATGTCAGCTGCTCAATATCTGTAATGTTGTCTGGGTGAATTGGGTCTGTTACGTCATCGAAAGCATTGTCTTTAATCGATGTATTGTCAATAGCGTCAAAGTCAAGGGCTTCTTCAGTCCACCCGTTGCTCGTAAGCTCCCACAATTCCCGTGTCCCATCGGAGTTCTGCCATACAAAGTGATAGGCTCCGGTGGCGTGGTCAGTAAGGGGGGCCAGCCGGGTCACGGAACTAACCTGGCGGGCCGCAAAAATAGTCTTGCCTGCACTCCATGCTGTCGTGACTGCCTCCATAGAGGTAGTCCCATATACGGCCACCATAATTTCCAGGGGGTCCGTAAACTCTTCCAACGGGACCTTATATGTCTGTTGGTTAGGCAGGGCCACGGGGACAAAAGACCCTTCCAGGTCAGTACGATGACCCAGGGGAAGGTCTGAAATTTTTACTAGGTTTTCATTTTCATCCGCCATAAATACTTCCTTCTGCTAAAATGGGTCGGTTGTCTTCGGTGAGTAACTTCAAGCCCTGCTCATTGGTTAAGATGTAGCCCCTGTACAGCTGGAACCAGTCCACGACAAATGGCATCTCATTGTCATCGCATACAATATAGCCTATATCATCCCCAGGTTCCCCGCATAGGAATGTCCCACGGGCCATCATAACCCCACTAGTCAAGGAGTCAAAGACCTCAGATACATCAATAGTCACGGGACCAGTAAAGACGACATATTGCCCAGCGGGCCAATCAGGGAAAATACCAACAGAGGGTGCCCCGGAGGCAAGCAACAAAATAGTCCGCAAGGCCTCCATAGTGGGTAGCCCTTCAGAGTAGTTGCCCTGGAGGATGCGGACCCGGTAAGCATTATCAGTCTGCCCCGGAACCCGGTCAACCCCTACCAATGAGCCTATGTAGTCAAGAGCAGGGCCAACGGCCTCCGTGACATTAAGGGCCGCCAAGATTTCAAACCACGCCCGTTCTAAGTAATCGCACTGGGCTAAAAAGGCGTCAATCAACGCCCGGAGCCGGGGGGAACCCTTGTATTGTTCCAATACATAGGGGTCACAAAAATCGTGATAGGAATTTATGGGAACCAACTCAGCCATTATTCATCCCTCACCAAAGTAATCCGGGCCGCCGCAAGGGTAGCGTAAGCAGTCGGGGCAATCGGTATCACGGCAGACCCGTAAGAGGGGGTGCCCTCTGCGGTGTCCGTCACAGCCACTAGAATAGTGGAGGGGCCAATGCCAGTGGTTCCCTCGTATAGACCACCCTTGATGCGGTCTGGTATAACATCCTTGCCCATAGAATACTCATTTTCAGCCCAATTCAAAAGGGCCGCAGTGATTTCATTATCCGTCGGGGCTAGTTCCTCGTCATAAAGATCGTAGGTGATTTTCACCCAAAGATACTTGGCTTGAGGTCGGCTAAATGCTATGACTTGTTCATCGCCATTCCCATCAACAATCGTCACTTCGGTGTTGCCATAAGATTGGATACCGCTGGGCTGGTTGTCGTGGATACACTGGGCAACCTCCTGGTCATCCCCGCCCACC